CTTCTTCAATTGTGAAAAAGAAGAAGGATAAGAAGGAAAACGTCTACATTATCCCTGATGAAGAAGGGGATGATGCGCCTGAAGGTTCCATTGAAGCAATGGAAGACGATGGCGAAGAGACTGAGGAAGAGAAGGCCAAGAAGGCCAAGAAGGCTAAGAAAGCCAAGAAGGCCATGAAGAAGGCAAAGAAAGCCGCTAAGAAAGCTGCTGAAAAGCCTGCTGCTTCTGACGACGATGCAGACGGTGAGGATGATTCTGACGAAGACTCAGAAGACGAAGCCGTTGAAAAGGGCATGAAGGGCAGCATGAAGGGCATGATGTGCGAACACGGCATGAAGCAGAAATACTGCCGTGATTGTGTCGGCAAGAAAGCCGCCAAGAAGGCCATGCGAAAGCGTGATGCTAAGAAGGCCCGTAAAGCTGCGCTGAAGTACAGCGACAGTCAGCTTCGTGATGCTAGCGGTAGATTCGCTAGCAGTGGTAGCAGCTATAAGCCGAGCAAGAAGCCAAAGAAGCCTGACCCTAAGCCTGAACTAATGCCCAATCCGCGAGGTTCTAAGCCTAAGCCTCAATTGAAGCCATACCCGCAAGGCTCTAAGCCTAAGCCTCAATTACTTACTAGCGGGAAAATGAAGAAGTTCAAGAAGTGCATGCACTGCACGAAGCGGCATGACCCTGCCATGAAGTGCGCGATGAAAGTTAAGTCGCTCACCGTGAAAAAGGCAGCGCAGCGCATTCGCTTACTGCATGACCTGCTGTGCCCTGTGTACGAGCCGAATGCTGTTAAGTCACTGAATAAGCCGCTTATTAAGAGCTTCTTAAAGAAGAACGGTGTTGCCGGTGCTCTTGGCCCTCAGGCTATGAAGCTGATTTACCAGATTCTTTCTAACGAAGTTATGGAAGACGCTGGCACGGGCAAAGAGGCTCAGCAGATTTACGCTTTAGCGAAAGCTTACGCGCACCTGGAAGAGTTCATGGATTCCGAGATTTCGGAAATTATGGACGAAAAAATGTTCATGTCCATCCGCAGTGACCTGCACAAGAGCTTCCAGCTTGCGAACATGAGCCGTGGTGAGGATGGTTCCATTCTGGTTCCGCCCTCTGCTGCGAGCGCAACGGGTATGAGCGCCAGCCGCTTCAAGCGCCCGTTGATCACCGTTGGGCAGGCTAGCCCCACCGCTCACGAGGGTGGTAGCCCGCACATTCCCGATATGAATCACGTACCAGAGGCCGGGGATTTCGACCGCGGCCCGCTCACCGAGGGGCATGAGCGCCCTTCAATGGCGAATAAGGGCGTTGATAGTGCTCGTGTACCTGCTATTGCAAGCGCACGTGACCGCTATCGTGCCGCTGCTCGCGCCCAGGTTGAGAACGTATTAAATCGCGTTCACAACCACCTACAGCACGTGTTTCCTGAGCTTTGCTTGATGGAGTCTGAAGCCGTTACGGTTGGCGAAGATAGCATCAAGCCGATGGGTTCTGAGAGCATGAATATGCGCCAGGATGATCGCCCTGAGAGCATCATGGTTCCGCATGCTCCTGCTTCACCCGGCGAGAAGGGCTTTACTGCGGATATGCTGAAGTCTTTGACTGATCAGCTTCGCAATCAATTCGAGCCTCGTCTTGCCGCTCAAGAGGAAACAATTAATAAGCAAGCAAAGCTCATTGAGGAGCTTGCGAGTCAGCCCGACCCATATGCTGACAAGCCCCGTGGATTCCAAGGTGTTCGTGGTGATGGTGTAGCTGAGAAAGTTGCCGCAACGGATAACGTAAAGGCCGATGGCGAGGCGGATTCCGATGTAGGCGTTTACAAGGCTATGGCTATCTCGACAAACCCTGTACAAGCCGATTGGGGCCGTCAGACTTTGAGAAAGATGGCTGACAAAGGTTCCAAGGTAGCTCAGGAAGCCTTGGATAGCATTTAATTAACATCGTTATTTAAGGAGATTTAGCATGAGTGCTCCTACGACATCACCTAGCGCTCAACAGGCCATTATCGACAAGCTTCCCGATATGGTTAAGGGCGTTGGTTACCGTGAGGTTGGTGGTAATAAGCCCCTTGAGAGTGGCAAGAAGCTCTTTCACGGTGTGAAGGATGCTTCGGTCGCCCTTTATAAGGCGGTTTACGAGGGAATTGATAATTCGAGAAACGGTCGCATTAGCAAGGGCATTCAGCCTGGTTTTGCGAACGAGTTCCCGATGTTTGCGAATCCTGGCATGGGCCAGAATCCGCAGGCAATGTTCAACAACCAGATCATGCAGATTCTTGGTCAGGTTGCTCCTGAACTGACTCGTAATATTACGACTACTAGCCCGCTGTCTTCCGGTATCGTTCCGTTCGACCTGCTGGCTCCGTCACGCCTGATTTACCCGGTATTCTCACCGCTGCGGAATAAGTTCCCTCGTCCTCAGGGGCAGGGTACTAGCCGCCGTGCGAAGGTCATCACCGGTATCGCTGGCACCAGCACCCCGTCTGGCTCGAATGCTCCGATTGACATCAGCATCAGCGAGCTTAACGGTGGTTCGCTGTCAAACTGGCCGATTAACCTTCCTGGTTCTGGTAGCCAGACCGCCGTTGACCTGAACGTGCCCTACAAGTTCTTCGGTTTAACTGAGTCGCTGTCATGGCTTGCTCAGTTCGCCGGTCAGGGCTTCGAGGATATTTCAGCCCTCGCTAACCTGATTCTGCTTCAGGAGTTCATGCTGGCTGAGGAGTTCGCGCTGCTGAACGGCACCGCCACCGCTCTGAATGCTCCTGCTGCTCCGACGCTGACGGTACGCACTGCTGGTAGCAACGAAACTGCTGTACCTGCTGCTGGTAGCGGCAATGGGTATTACGTAGTCACCACCGCCACTAACGTGTACGGTGAGACTCAAATGAGCAGCAGCACGTTTGCGAATGTTGGCACGGCAACCACAGATGTAATTGACGTTACACTCGCTCCTGTTCCTGGCGCGTATAACTACAATATTTACATTTCTGCCGCGCACGCTTCTGGCGGCTATTCAACCCGCACCGGCTTCTTCCGTTTGGTGACCGGCCAGGGTGGTAGCAAGTACACCATTCAGGGGCCGACTCTGCCTTCTTCGGGCACTAACCCGCCTGCTTCCGACACTGGCACTTCAGCCACTACTCGGTACGAGGGCATCAACTCGGTGCTGTCTGGTCACGCTAATGGCTCTGACGGTGCTGGTTCAACCGTGTACCCGTCCGGCTTCCAGGGTGGTTACGTGAATCAGGCTGTGGGCGCGAAGCTGGGTGTCACCCCGCTGTTTGATGCCTTGACAGCGTTGTGGGATGGCCCTGGCGCTTACAAGGCCAGCCCTCGCGAGCTTATCGTTGAAGGTACGGACGCCCGTAACCTTGCCGACGATATGCTCCTGAAGAACAGCCAGACTGGTGCTTACAACTTCTTCATCAACCAGAGTGAGGTTGGCGATCTCCGTGCCGGTGCTGCGGTTTCGGAGTTCCAGAACCCCGTCACTCGTGATGTGGTGAAGATTCTGGTTCACCCGTGGCTCCAGCAGGGTAACGCATTCCTGATGAGCTACGAGCTTCCGTTCTCGTGGAGCAACGTAGCGAACATCTGGGAAAACACGATGGTTCAGGACTACCTGAGCATTTCGTGGCCGGTGATCGATGCCACCTTCCGGTACTCGATCTTCATGTACGGCTCGCTGGTCTGCTTTGGCCCGCAGTTCTGCGGTTACCTGGGCGGTCTCCAGAAGTCCGATAGCACTCCGTACAGCTAAATTTATTAGCTAATTCGGAGTTAATTTGAAGGAGAAGGCGAGAGTAATGGCATTGTCTGCGTGGTGTCATTGCTCTCGCCTCTCCGCCAATTTACACGCAGAGGTTTGACATGCCGAGATTCGTGGTTCCTGAGGGTTGTAAGGGAATCGACATGGAGGATGGCACGCACTACCGCGTAGTAAACGGTAGTGTTGACATTGATAACCCACACCATGCCGAGGCTATTCGTAGAAATGAATCAACAAAGCGCGGTTTAATTCTGGACGGCGTTCGGTTTACTAAGGCTCCAGGCTCAGTACGCGTATGTTGCAGGCGTTCAATGTGGGCTTGGGAAGCAGTTTGCCCCATGTGCGGCAAAGACCCAAACAAGGAAGAGAATTAACATGCGTATTTATTTTCGTTCTGATGTTACTCAAGTATCTATTCCGCAAACTGGGCACATTCACGGAATTGATGATGCTGGCAAGATCATGCAGAATTCCGAGATTGTTCACTGCACTGACGGTCGCGATTTGTTAACGATTAATTGCCCTCAGTGCGAGCCTTATTTAAAGAATGCTGGCGGTAGCGTGCATATCACTGACGTGCCTCTGACAACGGATGAAAAGCGCGAACGTGAAATGGATGAAGAAGAGTTGCGGCTTGGAGCGCTGCCTACGCGGGCATCAATGCGACGAGCAGCGGCAAATCTTCTTGATGGCCGTCACTAATTAAGAGATAAAGGTAGCCGTCAATGGCGACACCGTATGTCACTCCTCAAATGCTAATTAATGCTCCAACTGGTATCGGTTGGGCAACTATTCCTCGTCAAGGCGCTTCGGCTGACGAGCAATACAAGGCTCAATTAGCCATTTGTCAGCGAGTCACGAATCTCATTGACGGCTACTGCAATCAGCCTTTACGAAGCACATTAACCACTGAGAATCTCACCGGGCCGAATACTCGTGTGACTATTGGTGGTTGGGCAGTCACAAATCTATTTCTTCACCGATGGCCTGTACAAAATATTCAGAATATTTTGTATGGTGCTCAATCATCATTTCCGATAGACCTTCAGCAAATTCCTTCGACCATGTACGCCGTGAATAATCAAATGAGCGGCCCTTCAGCAGGAGTTCCTGATACCTCAGGCGCTGGCCCAACGTCTATCAGAATTGCTCCAGGGTACATTGACTGGTCGCTCGGTAGAAATGGGTTTGTTATTGAAATTACTTACATCGCAGGCTTTCCTCACTGCGGAATCGTTACCGGTGCTAGTGAAGGCGATACAGCTTTAACTGTTGATGATTGCACAGGATTTATTGAGGGAACTGTAGCAACGCTTTATGACGGCGGCAGTACAGAATACGTTGTAGTCGCTTCTGCAAGCGCTATTTCAGGGCCAGGAGTTCTTACCGTGGCCCCATTACTGTACGACCACACGCTTTCACCGGCTGACGCTCCTCTTGTTCTCAGCACATTACCGGAAGCGATACAAAGCGCTGCAATTCAATGGTCAATTTCTGAGGCATTAATTCGTGGAGCCACGGCTACAGCAATTACCTCAGTTCCCGGAACTGCCGTGAGAGCTTCAGGCTCTGGCCCGGAATACTATGCAAAGCAAGCTCGTTCTTATTTAGAGCCTTTTCGGAGGCGCTTCTAATGAGTTTGAACGCCGTGCAGCAGTACGTGAAAAGCCAGTTGGACGACTTAGAATTTCCGACTACTTTTGTATTTCCTGTTGGAAATGCAATTGCGAGAATCCAGCCGTTTCAACTTGATTTCTCCATTCAGCCCCTGATTTTTATCTGGGGCAGCACGCTGCCTGAGCGCCGTCTTACTCTTGGACGCCCCTACGGTTTCAAAAAGGTCATGCACCGTATCGAAATTAATGTGCATTATGCACAGGAAATTGACGACCCCGATGCTGACTCGAAATTTCCAGTCATTCTTGAGACCGTTCAGGCCGCACTTCGGACAGTTCCGCTTCCTGTGACCCTTACCGATAACATCACGGGGCAGGTGTCACAGGTAGATAGCATTGGTGACACGTTCGATACGCGCTATCCGTGGGTTCACTCGTTGGAAGACCAGCGCATGCTGGCCTACGCAACGCAGATTATCGCCACGGTAGAAGAAATGTTTCTCGGATAATGCCAAGAGCCGAGTTCGACTGGACAAAAGCTGCGGTAAATACCGCTGATAATGTTGCTCCAAAAATTACGGACAACATTCAGCTTGAAACGCCTGTAAGAACAGGTCGACTTCAAAGCTCTATTTACTACCGTCGCTATACCACGTTTGGCGAAAAGATTCGTATGGAGTTTGTGTCACAAGTTCCATACGCAAAATACGTGGTGTATGGAACCGGTATGCGGGGCGGATGGAGGTCTGATTACTACCAGATTTTACCTATCCCTCCAAATACCGTGTTGAGATTTGTCGTTAACGGCGAGGTTGTTTTTGCTAGGAAAGTAATGCATCCAGGCATTAAAGCAAATAATTTTCCTGCAAGAGGTTGGGAGAGGGTTCGTGAGGAAGTCGTTGACGAGATTAGAGACCAGGTTCGTAGGGCTTTAAAGATTGTTCCGTAAGGAGTGAGCAAATGAAGCAGATCGTTTTTAAAGGCCCGGTTACCGTGGCTATTATCGGATTCGGTGAGATTCTTCCCGATCAGGTGCTCTCAGTTCCTGATGAGATTGCTGACGGTTTAGCATCAAGACCGGACTTCCAAATTGACGAAGAAAAGGTTATTTTTGATGTGCAGGAAGTTCCTGCTGTGGTAGAGGCAGTATCTGATGGTGATGCTTCGGCTGAATCAGCAGATAGTGAGCCTGATTCTGAGGCGGATACGGTTGAGGATACCGAACCGGTTACTGAGACCAAGACACGTCGCAGTAGAAGTTAAGCACGCAGAACACGCAGAACGTTCGGTTCTTAACATTCCACATAAGGAGCATTTCGCATGCCTCTGCCTAGTGTTGTAGAGCGTCCTGGATCACTTTCAATTGCGGGAATGGGCAAGGAAACCACTTTTGGTACTGCCGTAGCTCGCACAAACTTCGCTCCGGTGAAGGGCTTAGCTGTTAACTCTGAGCCTGGGTTATTCTACCCGCCTGCTATGACGGGTGTACGTGACCTGAACATTTTCCCTGTGTACGGGCAGCGCTCGCACAAGGGTAATATTTCAGGCCCGTTTTTTCCGACAAACGGCATCATGGCTTTAGTTGGTGCTGTTGGTAGAGATGGTCAGGTTGGCTACGGTGTTACTGGCACGTCTGCCGGTGTGCTGACCACCACGCTTAGCGTTACTGCTAATGCTAACGACACTACAGTTACGCTAACCTCTGTAACCGGCCTTGTTAGTGGTTCAAGTTACATTCAGATCGGAGTGAATGCTGGCGGTGCCACTGCTGAGTGCCGCAAGGTCACAAACATCGTTGGTAGCGTAGTTACGCTGGATACTGCGCTGGTATACGGTCACGCTTCAGGCGCTGCTGTTACGGCAGTGGTTGCTCCGTATACACACAGCATTATTCGGACAAACACCCTCGACAGCTACACGCTTGAGAAGAACATTGGTGGCTATCAGAGTGAAATTTTTGCTGGCGCTCGCATCGGTAAATACAGCCTTAAGATGGGCGCTGTGAATACTGAAGCCGAGTTTACCGCTGATATGTCTGCTCAGAACGTGGCGGTTAGCAACTCTCCCACCACTCCCACCGTGGTGAATGAGTCGGCTTTCGCGTTCTCTGAGGCCACACTATCGCTGTTTGGTGTGGATGTATACCAGGCTCAGGCTGTTGATGTTTCGATTGATAACGGTCTGAAGGAAACCTGGGCATTAAGCGGTGAGCAAGACCCGGCGTTCATTACTCCGGTTACCAGCAAGATTTCTGGTACGTACAACGTTGTGTTTAGCAGCTTGAACGATGCCAATTACGGTTACTTCAAGAAGGCTATTCAGGACGAGGTTAATGGTGCGCTCGACCTGACAATCGCTCACACTGGCGGTGCTGGTAGTATCAATATCAACATCCCGTTGCAGCGCATTAACAAGTATTCTGACGACATTAAAATGACAGATATTGTCATGGTTCCGATGTCATTCGAAGGTGAGTACAGCCTGTCAACCTCGACCCTATTCACGGTTACCATCGTTAACAATGTGTGGACTGCCTACTAAGCTCATGGAGCTTTATACGGCATAACGGCAAGATCAGGCACGAAAAGTCGTGTCTGATCTTCCGTTTTGTAAATTAGGTGTTTCTACGCCCTGAGAGGCGCTCAGCCCATAGAGGCACAATTACACAGCCCTGGGAGGCAAAAATGGGTTTCTTCGATCTGTATAGCGGCACGGATAAGATTGACCTTGCCGACGTTGGTGCTCCTGGTTACCACATTGAGGTTCGTCGGTTCCTCTCCGAAGAGGCGACTATTAAAGTACAGCGGTCTTCGTTCGGCAATGCGAAGCTCGCCCCCGCTGGCGGTATCACAAGCGATATTCAGTGGGGCAGCTTTGAGCGCGCAATGGTTGAGCAGTCCGTTGTAGCGTGGAACCTTGACGGCCCTGATGGCTCCGTTCTTCCTGTGAATGCTGAGAATATCTCTAAGCTTCCGAGCGTGGTATTCAATAAGGTATTCCAGCACGTGAACGAGCTAAACCGCCCTCGAACTGCGGAAGAGCAGCAGGCTTTTCGTGATTCAAGTGGAGTCGGCACTGAGGATGGGGACGGAACCACCTCAAACGTTACGCCAATTTCACGCTGAGAGGCGACTGTGGGAATTACTAGGCTTGCGTCGGGAGGATATAAATAACCGACCGCTGCAAGAAGTGCAGGACTACATGACGATTATTTCATTAATTGATCATGTGAACGCTGCTAACAACGCACAGAGGTAAAAGCAATGGCAGAGCAGACAGAAACAATACTCTTTGCACTGGAACTTGAGAATCGTTTCCAGTCTGCTCTCGACGCACTTAACGCTGGTCTGGCGAACATCAATTCGATTGTTCGCCAGACCAGTTCGTCTATGGGGGACGGTTTTAAAGATGGCTCTTCTCAAGCCACGACCGCACTTGGGCAGATAACTACCAGTGCGACAAATCTCACTGCCTCATTGCTGCCTGTGAATACAGCTATTCTCGATATTTCAAAGTCTTCTCTTGAAGCAGCCGCTTCCGCAAAAAGCATAACGGATTCGTTAGAAGGTGTGCAAAACAGCACCTCGGAAGCTTCTTCAAGAGTTAACGAATTCTCTTCTTCAATCAGAGACGCTTCTTCATCTGCTTCTGAATTAGAAGCGGCTTTTGGAAGCATATCTAATGCTTCTTCTTCACTAACAGGAAGTCTTTCTTCAATTGATTCTGTTGCTAATGACATTGGCGATTCAATTAATAACTTAGACGTTAGCATGATGGATAAGTTATCTGAATCGAGTCGCAGGGCTGAAGACGCTTCTATTGCTTTAGGAACATCAGAAAAAATTCAAAAGACCTATTCAGATGAATTAAGCAAAGCTAAAAAAGATTTAGGTAATAGCACAGATAAATCAGCACAACAAACAGATAGATTTAAAGTAGTCACGGATGCTGCTAAAGGAGCCGTCAATGAGGCATCCGCAACCGCTAAGGCAGCAGCAAGTGCTTACACGGGCTTAACTACAGCCATTATTGGAGTTGATAGTAATGCCGCATCTTTGCACGGTATTTTTAGTAAAATTACAGGCAGTCTTAAAGACGTAGTAACAGAAACTAAAAGTCTTTCAACAGGTCTTCTTGCTATTACGGGCGTTGGAGTAGCAGTAATTGGAACCATTGCTGGCCTTGGTTCTCAAGCTGTTGAGTCCATGAATAATATGAAAGACCTAGTGAATATGACTGGCATGACTCGAAGCGAGTTAGGCCAACTCAGCACTACGCTTAAGCTCACAGGAACATCTGCTGAGAGTTTGCCGCGTCTTTTCTTCATCTTTGGAAATACGATGAGCACCGCCACTGCTGCTATGGCAGACGGTACGTATAAGACAAACAATCAGTATCAAGCGTTCGAAAAGCTTGGAGTTGCTCTTGTTGATTCTGAAGGTAAATTACGAAGAGAAGGCGATGTTTTAAAGGACTCTATGAAAGCGCTGGGCGATATGACCAGCGAAACAGAGCGTTCTTCTACGGCTCGTGCTCTTTTTGGAAAAACCGCTTTCCAAATTCTTCCCGCTCTGAAGGAATACAACGAGTTACAAGAGCGTGCCGCAGAGTTAAATAAAAAATACTCTGTTTCTGCGGTTGACCCCGTAAAGTACACAAAAGAATTCAACGATATTACCACTGAGTTAGGCAAAGCCTTTGGTATGGTTGCTGCTTCTGCCGCCCCTCTTTTCCTTGAGATTATGGAAAAGGCTCGTGATTTAGGGACTGGACTTGCCGAGAAGCTCAGCAAGGGCTTGCTCATGCTTACTGTGCTTTGGGATGAATTTAAAGCAAATGTTCTCCCTAAAATAGAAGAATTTGTTGCTTCTGCTATTCAAACTTTGCAGCCTATTGCTGAATTTTTGTTTTCAGCACTAGTGTCAGGTTTAGGCGCTCTATCTAACGTTATTTCTTTTGTTATTGATGTCGTTAGTGGCTTAATAGGTGCATTAGCCACTTTATATGATTGGCTTGTAAACACTTCTGAAGGAAATACTGTACTACTTGTAGCAGTGGTTACTTTGGGCACTGCAATTATGTCTGTTATGGTTCCTGCTGCATTTGCAGCTATTTCCGCAGCAGTGGGTATGATAGCGGCTTGGGTTGCGGCTGCTGCGCCATTTATTTTAATCGGTGGTCTCATAGCGGGATTAATGGTTATCTTTCCTGAATTGAGAGACATCGTAATTGAAGTTATGAGCAGGGCCGCAGCAGGTGTAGCTGGTGCCGTCGGAATAATGATTCAGTGGTTTAGCCGACTGGTTTCTGCCGTGATTGATGCTGCGGGATGGATCGCTAAAGCTTTTGCATGGATTTCAAGTGCTGGTGGTCTACTGAAAAACAACATATCTAACACTCTTGAAGGCATTGGGAAAGGCTTAGAGGGGGCCGCTGCTCAAGTTCGTAGTTGGGGTGACGGAGCAGAACAAGGATTTAGCAAATTTGGCGACGGCATTATTAAGGCTGGCGCTGGATTGCGGGATAACATAAATAATGGAACTCTTCTGCAAGGCGTGATGGGTGGAGTAGGTTCTATGTTTGGCTCCACCGGAGGGAAGGGCTTTGACCTCGGCTCCATTTTCTCAGGATTAGGTGATAAAGCAGACGCGCTTAGAAATAGTTTTAAAGGCGTAGGGGGTGCTGCTGAAACCGCTGGTAACCAATTTGAGGGAATGGGTAATAAGGCTAAAGGTGGGGCTGGTGCAGCCGCAAACGCTTTAGATCAACTTAAAAAATCTCTACAAGATCAAATTAAAGAGCAGGAAAAAGAAAAGTCCCAACTCGAAAAGCAGTTAAAGGGCTACGAAGACCAACAAAAAGCTGTTGATGCTTATAACAAGAAGGTTAAAGAACTTTCTGACACGCTAAAGAGTCAACTGGCTCCCACCATGAAGCTTGTCACTGACGAGCTTATGGCTGGAGGCGGTGGTAGCGCTGTGTCCGCGCTTCTTGGTATGGCTGACTCTTTGGACGCTAACGCTACGTCGTTAACGGATATATTCATTCCTGGACTTGAAGATTCAATTAAATCTACAAAAGACCAGATTAAATCCATTGAAGATAGTATCCAGGCTCTTAAAGACCAGATTGACCAACTCGAACAAGCAAAAAACGCTCTAGCTGATCAAGTTGCAGCTAATGAAACAGCTACAGAATCGAACAAGGTTCTCGCTAGCTCATACACTGCTGTGGCTAAAGAAGCGACTGCTGCCAAAGATGCTGTAATGTCTTTGGTTGACGAGTTAGAAAGTGCTGGCTGGGGAGGCGGTGGTGGCCCTGCTCCAGAATCTCCAGAACGTCCAGTTTATTACGGGCCGGTGTTACCGTACACCGGCAAAAAGGGTATGTTTGATAGAGGCGATAAGGCTGGTGCCTCTGGTGGTGGTAAGGATACACCTAAAGAGGATTCAGCGCCCCAAGAGCCGCCTCCACCGCCAATTCCTCTTCCTCCGACACCTAATTTAGGCCCTTCTTCTACAGTTTGGCCTACTCGATTACAATCTCTTGGTGATTCTAAGTTCCTTGATGAGGCCACAAGCGCTAATAGTTCTTATTACCAGTCGTTAAAGCTGGTTAACCCGACCATGCTCGATCAGTCAACGGCTGCTGATGTTATCAACAGCGCATTTGACGCTATGAGGTCGAAACTGCTCGATGTGGCTACATATACGTCGGATTTGGCTACAGAGATTTCTGAAAGTATTCCTCCGACAGAAGACATTGCTGATAGTTTTGATGACGTAGGAAAAGCTGCTGAAGATACTGTTCAACCTATCTCTAACTTTACTAAGGGAATTAATGAGTCAAGCAAGCAATTGAAAGACCTCCCTAAAGGTCTTGAAGATGCTCAATCAAAAGCAAATGACGTTCAAGCTGCTTTGGCTAAGTACAGGGAAAACATTTTTATTCCCTGGAGAAATGCTCTTGATGAAATTAACAAGAGCCAATTCAATATGGGAACAAGTGCTAGCGTAGCGGCTTCTGGCTTAAACCTAGCAGCAAAAGCTGTTGAAGCTAATACAAAAGCTGGCACTGACTATAAGGTGCCGCTCGATACTGCCGTCACACTTGTTGGGATATTAGACGATAAAGTTGGAAGTCTGAGCGACGCTCAACAAAAAGCTGTTAGACCCACACTTGATGCCGCTAAAGCTTTGCTTGAGATGGCAAAAAATGGCGGATTGAGTGACGACGCTGTTGCAGCACTTATGCAAAAGCTTCGTGATGAGCTTCTACCGGTTCTTGATAATGCCGCTAAGATTGTTGATGCCCAATCAAAAGCTATAGCAGCTTCTCTTAAAACTAATATGCAGATAGAGGGTGTCACTGCCCTTCAAGCATTAAACAAGTCATTTGACGATGTGGCTCGTAATAACTGGCTGGACACTCTTAATGTGTCCATCCAGAACAACATTACTCAGTTAGCAGCATTACGAAATGCTGGTAAGGGCGCTACTGATGAAGCAAAAGCGCTCGAACTTCAAATAACTAATGCTGCTACAGCCGCAAAAAATGCAATGGATACGGTGGCTTTGGCTGAAGAGAACAGAAGAAATGCTGCGAAACAAGCCAAAGACGCTGCTGAAGTTCACTTAAAAGAGCAGCAAGACGCTGCTAAGAATGTAGGGGACATTTGGGCTAAAACTCAGTCAGTTATAGCCAGTGGCTGGAGTGCGGCCTTTAGTATTAATCCCGAAGCCATTCGTCAGCAGGCAGAAGCTAATGCTCGAATGATAGAGCAGCTAGCTAAAGAGCGCGACCAAACAACCAGTGACCAAAAAGCTATTCATAATGCAAACCTAGCTTACTTTAAAGAATTAAATAAAATTTGGGATACCAGTGTTACAAGCATAAAGGACTGGAATGCTACATCTGGTGTTATGAGCGTTGCCGACCGTTCAGCCAAAGACCTAATGGATAGGGCGCAATCCGTTATGGCTGCTGTTGAACGTGGTGATGCTGTGCCTGATTGGGCTAAGAGCCTTATTAAGACCTATACTGCTCCCGATAAAGTAAGTACAACAATTTCTAGAACAGTTGTTGATGCTTTAGGTAGAGCCGTGGACGCAAGTCAATTTGATAGAATTGGTGTTACTGCTGACGAAGAGAGCGGCCAATTATTCCTTTCGCAAGCTGCACAGGAAGCAGGTTATTCATTAAGAGACGTTGTTACTGAACAGAGGTATAAGGGTAAGACAACTTCCTCGGTAGGTTTGTCTGACCTTATATCAACGTTATTGCAAGGTGGTGGCTACTCTGGTGCTCAAGCCAGTTATTTGTGGGGAATGACCGCTGGTAAATCAGATGAAGGCATGTCTGGAGCGGACTTGCCTGCTTGGCTTCAAGCACTGACTGGTCAAAAGAGGTCTCTAATAGAGACCATTGGTCAGTACCAGTCAGAAATGGACATGAGTAATTACTATAAGCAGATGGCCGATAAGATAAATGAAACTGGTTTAGTTGGTACGATATTCGACCCCAATTACTTGCCGATAACAAATCAACAGCAGGCTGTTTATGCTGAACTGCGGCGTCAAGGCTATACCGATGAGCAAATCGGTCAGTATCTGCAAAAAGCAGGGTTCAAAGACCCATCAAAGGTCACACCGATACTTCGAACTGTTCAAACACCGTACCCTACTACTAATTTTGATGCTATGGCTCCGGTCACACCGATGCTTCGCTACGGGCCGGATTCAACTCAATTTATAAGCCCGGCTTTTGCTCCTCCTGGCACAGGCTTCGCTGATCAAGCAACTTCCGAAGAGATTCAAGCTGCGGCTGATGCGCTTTATGCTTCATTAAAAGCAAGCGGAAGGGCTTTCGATAACGGTGGCCCTGTTACAGAGACGGGACTCGCTATGGTTCACTCAGGTGAATACGTGATTCCTGTGGGCGGCTCCCTCGTTGGTGGTGGTGGAGGAGGAGCCGTTGTGAACATCGACCTGCGCGGCACGCAGGTAATGAGTGACCGTGACATTGACGTTCTGATGGATAAGATTAATAGATTATTCGTTCAGAACACGCTGCCAGCAGCAGGCGTCTATATTCGGCGGTAATTTATGAGCTTATCTTTTTACCTTAATAATATAGATTGCTCTGTAAATTTGGAGCAAACCTCATGGTCAATTTCACAGCAATGGGGCCGTCAGGGAGACACGGCTACCTTTGTGCTGTATGACCAGTACGAGTCAATACCGTTAATTACACCGCAACCTCTTTCACTTGTTGAACTTACAGATAGCGTTGCAGGGACACTTTTTAAAGGTCTCGTATACACACCGAAGCAAGAAGTTCTTTCTCCAAACTTCAACAAATGGACGTTAAATTGCCGTGATTACACGTTCTTTGCTGACCAAGCTGTCGTGTTCGGTGACTATGCAAATATAGCGGCTAACACAGCAATTGTTACTTTAACTAGTCAAGCAAATTGTGGCGTAACTGCGGCGCAAACTCCTGGCGGCTATGTCTCTCCTGGCCCAATTATTCCTCGACTACGTATTAACTACTTACAACTAACAAAAGCTTGGGATTATATCTCGAAGCTTTGTGGTAACGGTGAATACGGTTGGTACGTAGATGCTGATGCTAATCTTCACTGGTATAACGAAACGCAGCAAACTGTTAGCGGCGTGACTTTTACTGACGACCTCAGTGAATACAGTGAGTCGTATAGTGGCAGCGGAACTATGCCAATGTCAGCGACACTTGGCTATTACCATAGAAATGGCTTCTCCTACGATTGGGATGCGAGCACCATTAAAAACTCCATTCTTCTTCGAGGTGGAAACTATTCAGGAACAAAAGCAGATACTTTTGTTCTTGCAGGGAATAGTCAGGCCCACGTCTCTTCAGAAAACTCTTGGCTATTAAGCTTTCCTTTTAATCAACAAAGTTCCGTTACAGGAATTGTGGCGGTGACGCATAACAGCGTTACCACAACGTATGACGCAGAAATTCTGCCTTATGGTTCTACTCCAACTAAGCCATTTGTTCTTACCGGACAGGGTGGCTCAGGTGCTCCTGGGCAATGGACGCTAACACTTGGAACAGGTCTCACACTTTACGAAACAGATAAAATAGTTATTACTTATAACTATTTACAGCCAATTGTTACTTCAGTTATTGACACTGCAAGTGTCTCTGAATATTCAACGGTCGCTGGAATAAGTCTGCCAAATAACGGATTGTTTTCAGGCTATATATCTGACCCAAATTTTTATAGTCTTCAAAGTGCTCAAGACCGTGGAAGACGGGATTTAAAGCAATACTCTTTTGCTCAAGAAAGAGTAACATTTACCGTGCTACCTCAATGGCCTGGATCGGTTAGAGCCGGTGATATTGTTTACTTCAAAAACAGTAAAGTGCTGGATAGTTTAAACGGCTATAGTGAGGGAATAGCTGATAACTTCTTCATAATTCAGGTGGACATTCGAGGGCAACAAGGCGCTTTACGAGAGTACACATTTACAGCGGTGAGGTTGATTTAAATGCCGTTAGTACGAGCTAGAACATTTCAAGACGTGCTGAGCCAAATGAATAATGAAATTCAGTTGGCTCTTCAGCCTGATATTACCGACACGGAAGTTGTTAATCAGCTTGTGTACAAGACTGACACCACTAAATTCACCGATACAGAAGTGCTTACACTTAACCCTGTAATGTATTGGGATGGCTCGAATATTGCGACAAATCAATGGGATAATTCAGGTGTTTGGGGATGATTACTTTCGGTGCAATAATGACGCTTCGTCTGATAGAGCCTCCTGAAGATTGGGATGGTTCACCAGAGGATGCTGTTAAAAGAGGCATGGTAAAGGCCGAGTCTTCGCAGCATAATTTGGTCGTAACGACAGGCACGGCGTTACTCGCATCGGCTATTTTTGAAACTATGTCTGCTGCAACATTTACTTCTGCAACCATGCAGAATGCCACCGGAGCAATCGGAAGCGGTAGCACAACTCCTGCACCGTCAAATACAGGGCTTGTTACTGAAATTGCCAGAGCTTTACGTTCTAACGTTTCTTACGTGGCTGGCCCTCCTTCTTACACGAAATATTTCTTTTTTTACGGAAAGGCTTCTGCTGGCGGGCCGACTGGCACGGTGCGAGAGTGTGGTGTTTTTTGCGACGTGACTTTGCCAGGATTAACTGGTGGGACATTGCTTAATCGAGCACTTGTATCTCCAGCAATTGTTAAGGGTGCAACGGACGTTCTCACTTTCGAAGTAGACCTACAGGTAACTCCAAGTTAATGAACGCTCAAGAGCCTATTCGCATTGGTTCAATAATGACGGTGAAGGCTATCACGCCTCCACTCGATTGGAATGGCACGCCTGAAGATGCCATTAAACGTGGAACAGTAGACGCTCAAAGTTCCGGCCACAATCTTGTGGTAAACACAGGGCTTCAGTTATTCGCGCAAACAATTTATTTAGACTCATATGCGTATAACAATGAAACTGTTACAAGTAATCTGTATCCCATGTATGGGGCTTTAGGCACTAGTTCTACGCCTGCTGCTGCTGGACAAACCACGTTAGGTACTGAGATAGGGAGAACAGACCTCTACACTCCAGGCTCATTCGTGAATATGGCCGTGGTCACGCTATCTTTCTTCTATGGATTTACGGAAGTAGTTGGTACACTAACGGAGTGCGGCTTGTTTGGAGCTACTACAAATACAATAGACGCTCCTACAATGATTAATCGTGTTGTTTTTTCGCCAGCGGTAACAAAGACGAGTTCTCAGACAGCTACGCTCGAAGTAGAGCTAACCATTCTTCCAGGTTAATTGGAGAATTTTATGCAGACGCCAACGGCTGACCCGTGGTGGGCGACACTTATCGTCTCAGTCGTTACGGCTCTGGTGAGTCTCGTTGTGTATATCACGCATAAATTCGTTGACCATTTAGCTACATCAAATAAGGTGAATTTAGAGCAAGCATCAGCATTTTTAAAAGAACAAGCAACCTACCGTGAAACTCAGGCTCAAGAACGCGCAGAATTTATCACCAGTCTTCGCCAAGTAACCTCTGAATTAAGTGCTTTACGCGCGATTGAAAGTAACGAACAATTAGTTAACGCAGCGCATCAAGCAAAAATTGAAGGGGTGCTCGAAGAAGTGAGGAATTATGCTCGAAGACCAAGTGCTTAATACGATTAATTTTTTTCTCTCTGTTAACTCCGCACTTTTATTGCTGGTTGCTGCGCTCGGTGCCTCAGAAGCCTATCTTGATGTTAAAGCGGTAAGAACCTTGCATATTTTTAACGGAAGGCGAGCGCTCGCTGACGGTAATTTGCAGGGAACAGCCCTCGGAGCGCTAAGCGCAATTATCTGCATGGTGCTTGTTGCCACCCTCGTTAACATCAAAGAACCGGATGCTCTCGCGATAAGGCTCACGCTGGCTACCCTGTTGGCATTGTTAATTTGTCGGGAATTCGTGAACACACGCACGCACCGTCGTGCTGTTAAATAAGGAGGCTCACAATGGATGCTGTAGCTATGTTGGCCGCATTGTCCACCGTCGCGTTTGTGGTGGAGTCAGCGACTGAATACCTGTTCGGCTCGTGGTTGAATGGAAATATTCTGCGTTGGGTAGCATTCGGTCTAGGCGTTGCGGTGTGTCTTTTCTACCACCTGAACGTGCTAGCCATGCTTGGCATTCAGGCAGACACCCGTGAAGCCATGATTGTGGGAGAGATTGTTACCGGGTTCGCTGTGAGCCGTGGAAGCGACTTCCTGCACCAATTCGTAGCATCAAAAAGTCCGGCGTAGTAATTGACCGAACCGCGGCCAAATCGGCCAATACTCCGTTAACATCAAAAAAAAA